TTGTAGCTACAAGGGCAACAACTTTCAGCGATCAGTATGGTGCTTATAAAAAAGTTTTAAGCGAGTATGATATTGAAAGATTAAAGAACCCAAAAAATACTTACGATCAAGAAGTATATGATGCCTTGCCTGACAAAGTAAAAGAAAAAATTTCCAAAAAATCTTATAATATAGACGGTATATCTGTAGAACTTGAATCTGATAAGTTAATTTATTCTTTTTACAAAAAGCAAGATTATGAGCCTTTTGCTGTACCTTTTGGTTTTCCTGTGCTTGATGACATTAATTGGAAGATGGAGTTAAAGAAAGTTGATCAAGCAATAAGTAGAACTGTTGAGAATGTTATATTACTTGTTACCATGGGTAATGAGCCAGACAAAGGAGGCATCAATCCCAACAACTTAAAAGCCATGCAACAATTATTCATGAACGAAAGTGTTGGCAGAGCATTAATAGCAGACTATACAACTAAAGCCGATTTTATTATTCCAGACTTAAATAAAGTATTGGGGCCAAATAAATATCAAATAGTTAATGAAGATATCAGAGATGGCTTGCAGAATATTATCGTAGGAAAAGAAAACTATTCTAGCACACAAGTTAAAGCACAAATATTTCTTGAAAGATTAAAAGAAGCTAGAAATGCTTTTATTAATGATTTCTTGCAACCACAAATTAAGCAAGTATGTAAAGCTGTAGGGCTTAAAAATTATCCTACTGCCAAATTTGTAGAGATTGATATCAAGGATGAAGTGCAACTACAACGGGTTGCATCTAGATTAATTGAGATGGGTATTATTACTCCTGAGCAAGGAATGACCGCTATCAAGAAAGGTATATATCCTAATCCTGAAGAATTGTATCCTGCTCAAGAAAAATTTGTTGAAGAAAGAAAGCAGGGGCACTATACACCTCTTGCTGCAGCTCAACCGATATTAGCACAAGAAGATCAGCAGATGAAAGAAGAGCAGCATGATGCCCAGTTGGAGCAGATTGAGCAAAACATAAAAACACAAAAACAACAGCCAGCTACCCCTAAAGTACCAGGCGAACAAGGTCGACCTGCCGGAACAAAAGAAAACACTAATGTTACTGCCAGTGAAGATTTGTATAGTCGAAAAGAAATACAAGAAGTTATTTATGCGACTGAAACACTAAGAGAAGACACTATTAAAATGGTTAAGCAGCAATATAATAAAAAAAGAATATCTGCTGCACACAAAAAATTAGTAGATAGTTTAGTTGAGAGTATTGTACTATCCAGTCCAATCGATCAGTGGAATGAGACTGCAAAATCATGCATTAATGATATCAATAAAATAGAACAATTAAATATCATGCCAGAAATATTAGATGTTTCTGAAAAAAATGGTTTAGAACAATACCCTTCGGCGTTATTATATCATAGTGATAAAATTTCGAAAAAATAAATAAATAGTGTATTATAACAAATAGCGCATATGAGCGAACAAGAATATAAATATACAACAAGTTTTTCTAGCGACTTATCATTAATTGATATTGACAAAGAGAGTATGAAATCATTTGCATCTTTGAAAGAGCTGCAAGATTTAATACCTGATATTGATTTTGACAAAAATATAGATCTCATTGGTGTTGCTTTTAATGCGGCTGTAGCAAACATGTTTAATAAAAATGGCGATGGAATAGACGGAAAAACTGCAGTAGCTATTAAAGATCAATTTATTCACAAGCCTACTAATATTGAGCATCAAAGAGATAAAGTTGTAGGGCATATTGTTAGTGCAGGGCTTTCCACTTTTGGTGGCAACGAATTAATGGAGTCTGAGGCAACTCAAGACGATAAGCCTTTTAATATAGCATTATCTGCAGTAATTTATAAATCCGTTAATAAAGAATTTGCAAAGCTCGTAGAAACATCAATGAATGAAGAAAGCGAGTTTTATCATAAAGTGTCAGCCAGTTGGGAGATAGGCTTCAATGATTATGATATAGCCGTAGGAGATGAAAGATTAAAAAACTGTAGAATCGCGAGTACTGAAGAAAAAGAAAACTTAAAAAACTTTTTAACATGCTATGGAGGCAACGGAACAACCGATAACGGAGAAAGAGTTTACAGGCTTATAAAAGGCACTATTTATCCAATAGGAATAGGTTTTACGTCTAATCCTGCGGCTGCCGTAAAAGGATTAGTTTCAAAGACAGAAGAAGAGTCTGAAAAAACTAATGAACAAAAAATTTCCCAATCATTAAAAGATGATGTAAATTATAACAACAGACCTAACCTGAATAAACTTATGGAACAAGAAATTCTAAATCAATTCAAAGAAGTGCTTGAAGCAAGTGCTGCTTCTAAAAAATTATCTGAAGAAGCCGTCGCTAATATCACCAAAATTTTTCACGAAGCTATCGTAGAAAAAAACGATCAATGGCAGGAAGAAAAAGATGCACTCGTAAACGAAAAGGCTAATTTGGTTGAAGCAGCAAATAAAGCTAAGGAAGAAATTGAAAATCTTCAAAAAGATTTTTCTTCAACTCAATCCGAGCTTGAGCAACTTAAATCAGAAGTATCTGCTCAAAAAGCCTTGGAACTATTTAATAGCAGAATGAGCGATATCGACGAACTTTTTTCTTTAGAAGAAAATGATCGTGTGATTATAGCTGAAGAACTTAAATCTGTCGGAGGCACAGAAGAAGACTATTCTGTATATAAAGAAAAACTTTCAAATATGTGGCATCACAAAACTAAAGCTTTCCAAGAAGAGCAAGAAAAGTTAATCGCTGAGCAAATTGAAGCTGGTGTGCAAAAAAGACTTTCTGAAATTTCTGAAAAAGAAACTGAAACAGTTGTTTCAGCATCTGAAGCTGAAGAAATTATTGAAGATGCAGAAACAGAAGAATCTGCCGTAGCTAATAATAACGGCGCTTCTACTGAAGAAGAACTTTCCCTTAGGGAAAAGTTTTCTAAAGCTTTCTCAAAAGAGAATATCGAAATCAAATACTAATATAAGGAACTAACAATGGCTATTAGACTATTACCATTCAGACAATATAACGAACACGACGTTATCAACCTGTTCCGTGCAAACGACACAATCTTGGATAGCATCCCTTCGGGTGCTTCATCTGGTGTTGCTGCACCTAATCAAAACGGACATCATGATAACGGAGTACTCGTATCAATTGACACAGCTGACTTTACGAAAGAGCCAGTTGAGTACGGAGCCGATGCCTATTTGGGCAAAACTGACTACCCTCATATTGGGCGCAATCAGTACCCAAAAGCAACACCAACGTACAAAGTCGCAAATGATACAGGTGCTCTTGGGGTCGCCCTAAGACAAACTTTAACGCATGATGAGAATGGAGAAAAAATGCTCTATTATCCTCAAAAAGCCCTTGAGCTGAACGCTGTCCTTCCTGGGCAAGCTGTTCCAGTCTTGACTCGTGGCTTGATTACTGTTAGTGCAGCTGGACTAGGCACCAAAGTCAAGGACGCATCTGCTGGAGCCGCAGTTTTCCTTGGAAAAGGCGTCGATGCAGGTAAATTTGTTGTAGCTGCTGACACCGCTACTAAGGGAGCTCAGCAAGTAGGTGTCCTTATTGGCATCGGAAATCGTGATGAAGTCGGTACTAATCCTGACTACTTCTCCGGTACTGGCACTACAGGCTCTTATGCCGTAATCAAGCTCGAACTGTAATTTTAATAAGAGAGGAAATTATAACAATGAATATCACACTCAAAAGAACAGACGAGCAAGTAGAGCTAGTTAAAGCAATGGCTTCTAAGAATAGAGACGTTGCCTACGAAGCACAAATGGCATTGGCCGATTTTATCGGACCTGTATTGTGCGAAGTTATTAATCAAGCACCTACTCTCAGTAACTTATTTACATCCTTTTCCTTCAACTCGTTTGACAGCCCAAGCATTCCACTTGATCTGTACTACGACATCACGGCTCCGGATTACGTAAAGGTTTACTCCACCTCAGTTCCTGGTGGTTTGCCAACCAATACGGTCACTCCTACAACCGCTGAAATGAAGTTCACGACTTATCGACTCGACAGTGCTGTTGATTTCGAAAAACGTTATGCCGCTAAGTCTCGCATGGATGTTGTAAGTAAATCATTTACACGCATTGCCCAGGAAATCATGCTTCGCATGGAAACAACTTCGGGTAACCTTATTATGGGTACTTTGGCAGAAGCTGAAACAAATGGCATTAGCCATGTTATCGATGCTGACACAAGTACAGCAACAGAAGGTAAGCAGCTTCACCTTGAAGATTTCAACAGGCTTCTTACCAATGCTAAGCGTATCAATACTGCCTGGACAGGTGGAACACCTGAGAACCGCATTAAAGGTATCACTGACCTTATCATGTCCCCAGAAATGGTTCATGGCCTTCGTCAGTATGCTTACAATCCAATTCATACTGGTAACAGCGATTACCCTGTGACTGACGAAATGCGCACAAGCATTTATAACAATGCTGGAATTCCTGAGTTCTTTGGTATTTCTATCATGGAAACTCTTGAGCTTGGCCCAGATCAAAAGTTCACAACGCTTTACAAGGAGCTTAAAGATCCGGACGGACCCTCTACAGGTACCGGAGGATTAGGACCCACAGGACCTAGCGGAACTACTGCCGATCATGTTGGTAAAGTCAACGATATCGCTATTGGTCTTGACCGCACCCGTGAATCTCTCTTCCGTGCGGTAGCACTTGATGCTGAGAACGGAACTGAAATGTCCCTTCTTGCAGACGATCAATACAGTGTTCGTCAGCAAAAGATCGGATACTATGGAGCACTTGAAGAAGGTCGTATGATCCTTGACAATCGTGTTCTTTCAGGAATCACGGTTCGCGCCTAACTTTTCTAATAGAGAGGTTTTCAAAAAAATCCACCTAAGGGTGGATTTTTTTGTATTTAACCATTATAATAAGTGTATGCAATCTTAAATTGGAGAATAATATCATGCCAAGAAAAAAAACTACCAAAAAATCTACAGCCAAGAAGCAAATAAATAAAGAACCAGAAATAGAATTTGCTCATGGAAAAAACAATAATTCAGAACTTGATGAAATTGAAAAAATAAGATCAATGACAGAAATACCTGTTCATAATTCTTTTGGAGTAAAAACTGAATCAGATTTTGAGAAATTAATAGAAGGAGCTCAATTAACACAGCTTCAAGAAATGGCTGTAAAGGCTGGAGTTTTCCCTTCAGGAACCAAAGTAACTCTTAAAAATAAACTGAGGAAAGCTTTTGCTAAAACCAAACTACCCGGACCCAATGTTCAAATGACGAAGCCTATAGTAGATCCAAATTCAGAAAAAGGCAAATCTATACTAAAATTATTGCAAGAAAACTTTTAATGAATCAAATTGGTATAATTGCTAGTGGAATATTAGAATACGATTTTGATTTTTTACCAGACGGACCTGAAAAAGAATCAGAACTTTTCCTTATATCAGGAACTCTTAGCGGTCGAGTAGGCGAACTTAATAATTTAATTCACCAATCCTTTCATTTCACAGGAGATGCTGGTGACATAAATCCACCATTACAAAACGAGGAGTCTTCAATTTTGCGAAAAATATATATGCGAGACTGGGCAAAAAAACAAGGCCAAAAAGTATTGCGTGGTTTGTATTTAGATTCAACATCTGATTCTACTGAGAACAGTTCTGCTGGCGATTGGATAGAGCTTAGTGAGGGTGATACAACCATAAGAAGAAGTTCTACTAGCTCAGCCTCCAGTGCTGTATCCAGAATTAATACTCAAAGAGGATTTAAAGAGTTAGCTGAAAGCATACAAGAGGAATTAGTAGCACTAGTCCATTCTTATAATATATACGGAAGTCAGCCCAGACAAGTAATATCAGATGATTGTCCGGTTTCAGTAGAGATTAATCAAAAGATTATCGAAAATGAATTAGAAATTTCAAGCTCTGGAGTATATGAATCAGGTGCCTCGGACTCTGGAGTATATGAATCAGGTGTCTCGGGCTCTGGAGTATATGAATCAGGTGTCTCGGGCTCTGGAGTATATGAATCAGGTGACTCGGACTCT